AGTAAATTTTAAATTTTTCATCCCTAAGTATGAACAGTATCTTATTAATCAGGCAAAATCAATTAATACAATTTCAAGTTATATAGCAGATATTAATGTTTATTTTGATATGTATGATGATATTAATAGAGAAAATATTAAATTGTATAAATTGTATCTGAGTAAATTTTCTGTATCTAGTATAAATAGAAAGTTAAGTAGTTTGAAATCATTTAATGAGTATTTATTGATGTTGGGATTGGTTGAAAGTTTGATAATTATTAAGCAGGATTTTATTAAGAAACAAGGGAAAAATAATCCTACTGATATTACTGAGAAACAAGTATCTACATTTTTAAATGAAGTTGTTAATAATATTAATATTATGTATAAATCAAGAAATATTGCTATTATATATTTGATTGCTAATACTGGTATACGCAGAGAAGAAGTTACTAATTTAAAGTTAAAGAATTTAGATATTGAAAATAAATCATTAATTGTAATTGGCAAAGGAAATAAAGAAAGAGAAATTTATTTAAATGAAACTGCAATAATTGTATTAAATAATTATCTTAAGGATAGAAATGGGTTTAGGTTTTCTGATAGTCCTTATATATTTGTATCCGAAAGAAGTGAGAAAATTCATAAATGTAGTATTAATGGTATTTTTAAAAAATATAATACTGAAGGATGTAAGGTAAAAGTTCATGACTTGAGACATAACTACGCTTCGACAGTTGTAGAACAAGAAATTATGCCACTATCAGAATTGCAGAATCAATTAGGCCACGCATCGTTGACCATTACAGGGTGCTACGTTCATCCAAGAAAAGATAAAGTTAAAAATAATATTGACAAATTAAAAATAGGTTGTATTTGTTAAATTGATTTTGAATTATACAGTTATTAAAAATATTTTAATAAAGTATTTATATAATATATGGAACTTTTTTAAAATAAATGTGTCTAATATTATATAGGTACATTTATTTTTTATTTTATTATTCTATTGACTTCTGTGTGAGTATTTAGTATAATATGAATACAAATAATAGATAAAATAAATTTGATCGTTTTGTTGATAATAACAGAATGATAATATAAATATATAGGAGGTAAATTTATTGATTAATTGTTTTTAATTATACTTCTTCTTTTCTTTGCATAATTTTCTAAGAACCTGCGTCGGAACTACGTTCCTAGCACGTCCTAAGAAAATTTTTGTCACCAAAGAAAAGAAGCAAAAGAAAGGTGACATGGGTATTTTATTATTTTTTATTTATTATATTCATAAATATCTATTGACATTTATTTTATTATTGTGTATAATATGAACAGGAGTAAAAGGAGGTGAAATTATGTTATTATTATCTACGTTAATTGTTTGTGGATTTATTTTATGGATGTTTGGAGTGATTAATTGATTAAATAATGAACAAAATGCTAATATAATTGTGTTTGTATCTTGTTTATTATTTATTCTCATTATATCTTATCCTCATTGTACTAATAGAAGACTAGATAGTTTGAGATAGAGAAGGACAATTCCGCACAAACTATTAGTATTGCTTAATTTTGTTAATTTTTTATGTTACTTCGATGCAGGAATGAATATTAATTTTGTGACCTCGAAGCAGGAATACTATAAAGGAGTGATTATTTATAGAAAATAATATAGTTAGAACATTAACAGATACCGAAACAGGAGAAATAATAGAGATTCATGAAGGAGATACTTTTAAAATAATCTCAACAGAACAAAAACAAGCAATTGAAAAATCTATAAAAAATAAACAATTAAATGATGATATGAAAGAATGGAATAAAGAATTAGGTGGATTTATTTTTATTTTATTTAAATATGGAGATAAAATATTTTCTCAATTGCCAGAACTAATTCAAGAAGATATTACAAAACTTTTTTATCTTGCTATTTTTGTTGATTATAAAGGAATTCTGATTTATAATAAAGAACCCATGACAAGACGCACCATGCAAAGATTAATTGGAATTAGTAGAGAAAAATTTTCTTTATTTTTTAATAAATTAAAAAATTTAAATATTCTAATTCAAGATAATAATATTATCAAAATAAATAAATGTTATTTTCTTAAAGGAGAAATAGAGAAAAATATTAAAACAAATTTTAATTATACTAGACTATATATAGAATCAATTAAATATTTATATGAGAATGTATCTGTAAGAAAACATAAACAATTAGGTGCTTATTTTAAAATAATACCATATATACATAGACAACAAAATACTTTATGTTGGAATCCAGATAGTTATGTAGATGATATTAATTTAATGAGTGTTAAAGAATTAAAAAATATTTTAGGTTATCATGAAGATAGCATAAAAAGACTTACAGATAAATTAAAAGAAACTAAATTAGATAATAATGAATCAATTTTAGCATTTATTGACCATGATAAAGATTTAAATAAAGCTCATATTATAATAAATCCAAGAGTATTTTATGGTGGTAATTTTGATGTATTAGGTGGAATTAGTGGTATTTTAAAATGGTTTAAATAAAAAAGAAAGGAATGATTATTATTAAAGGTTATGAAATATTAGGGTGGAGTAAAGAAACTTTTGATAATTTTTATAAATCAATAAATGATCATAGTTTTATACCTGCTCTTCAACTTGGATGTGTTGAAATTAGAGGTTTAGATAGTTATCCAAGAGATAGTTTTGAATGTTTAAATGATTACTGTGGTAAATGTTGGAAAAGAGCATTAAGTAAAGATTATGATTGATTAATCAATTTTAAAAGATAATTTATAATAAGGAGGATAATTAATTTTGAATTTTAATGAAAATCAATTAAAAGCAATCAATCACTATGAAGGAAATTGCTGTGTATTATCGAGTGCCGGAAGTGGAAAGACAAGTGTATTAACAAATAGAATAGTAAATCTTATTAATATACATAAAGTAAATCCTAGAAATATTCTTGCTATTACATTTAGTGTTAAAGCAAAAGAAAATATGCAAGAAAGATTAATAAAATTAATAGGAGATAAAGTTAATACCGTCACCATTGAAACTTTCCACGCATTAGGAAATAAAATACTTAGAGAATGTAATTATAATTATTTTCATAATAAAATTAAACAATGGCAACAAAAACAATTTATAAACAATATAGTTGTTAAGACACTTAAAATTGAAAGCAATGAAATAAATGTAGATACTAATGATATACTTAATTTTATATCTTGTCAAAAGAATAATCTATTAAATTGTGATGATGAATTAATAGAAACTAAGTATATGCCTTATAGTATTAATATAATGCAATACATATATCAAAGATATGAAGAAGTTAAAAAAGATGAAAAAGTAATGGATTTTGATGATATGTTACTTCATACATATAAATTATTAGCAAATAATGATTTAACAAGAGAAAAATATCAAGATAGATATAAATTTATATCATCAGATGAATTTCAGGATATAAATGTTGCACAGTATGAATTTATTAGATTATTAGGTAAGAAGTATAACAATGTATTTGTGGTTGGTGACGCACTTCAGAATATTTATGAATTCAGAGGTGCCAATAACAATTATCTTATTGATTTTCATAAGGATTGGATAGATACAACTATTATCCCTCTCAATATTAATTATAGAAGTTCACAAGATATTGTTGAATTATCTAATAAATTAGTTAAAAATACAAAAGAAACTACACATAAATATTATTTTGAATCTATAGCAAATAAACCTAAATATAAATCACCAGAGTTTGCTTGTTTTAATGATGAAGTAGATGAAGCAAAATATATTGCTGAGAAAATATTAGAATTAAAAGAATCAGATAGTAATATTAATTTTTCTGATTTTGCTATCTTAACTAGAACAAATTATCAAATACAAGCAATAGAAAGAGGATTATATAACAATAATATACCATACGAGATTATAGGAAGTTCACTTTTTTATGAACAGAAGGAAATAAAGGATATTTTGTCATATCTAAGATTAGTTAAGGATATTAACAACGATGAAGCATTTAAGCAAATATATAATTCACCTAATAGGTATTTGGGTAATGTATTTTTGAATGAAGTTACTACATACTCACACAAATATAATAAATCATTATTTACTAGTATGGTATCCTTCCCTAGAAGTAATGAGTGGAGATATAAGAAAGGTATTAGTGAGATATGTGATATTGTTTCAAAAATTAAAAAGAAAAAGAAATATAAAGTTGGAGATTTAATAGATATTATCAGAAAAGATTTAGATTATGATAAATACATATTGAAAGAAGACACTGATAGTAATCTAAGAAGTGAAAAGATTGATAATTTAGATATTTTAGTTAATTTAGCAAATAAATATAATAGTATTGATAGTTTTCTTGAAGAAGTAGATAAATTATTAGGATTTTCTAAGGGATCAGATAGTGATGATAAAGTTAAGGTGATGACCTGCCATCGGTCGAAGGGATTAGAATTTAAAATAGTATTTTTAGCAGGAGTTAATGATGGATTACTCCCTCATGCTAAGTCAGACAATGAAGCAGAAGAAAAAAGATTGCTTTATGTAGGTATGACTAGGGCAGAACAATTATTGTATATTAGTTCTACTATGTATTATGGGAATAAAATTATGGGAATAAGTAAATTTATATTTGACATTTTCGATAAGAAATATGTAAAAAGCAGATATATTGGTGATATTGAAGAATTTGAAGATGAAGAAGATTTTGATGAAGAATAAAATTTAACACAATACTAAAATAAATATTTACATATCTCTTGACATCTACCCTATTACTATGCTATAATACAAATAGTTAATCAATAAACAAATACATAAATAATCAAGTAAAAGTAATCAAATGTAACAAAAATTTATATAGAAAGGAGGTTTTTATTATATTAGAATATGAAATAATGTTAGACTTTGATGAAGATAAATATATTGAAGCATATTGTAATAAACATAATTGTCATGCTTGTGAAGGAATTGATTATAATGGAGAAACTAACGGATATGGTTGTGATGGATTAGATAAACGTATTCATACAATGTATCAATCTATTTTAAAACGTAGACAGAAAATGTTGTTTAATAAAAATGATTAATAGAAAGGAGGTGTCTACCCTATCCAGAAATATTTAGGAATTTACACATTATTTTATGAAAAAAATCTAATATCAGAAAAAGTAATCAAAGACAAACACACTAATAAACATAATATATACATAAAAGGAAGATATAACACAGAATTGTACCGCTACGATAAAAATACTTTGGCAATATATTTTACATCAAATCAAACTATAAATAGTATCGCAAATAAATTAAATGAGAAGAATATTAAATTAAGTTTAATGGCACAAGGAGATACAGAAAGTATTTATACTGTAAAAGAATCACATATTAATGATTTACATGATATTTTACATTTTAAGATTGTTGGCAAAAATGATCAATTAAAAGAATTTAAAGTTAATAATAAGATATTGATAAAATAATATAAGGAGATTTTTATGGATGAACACGTATCATACTTAGCACCATGTCCCTATTGTGGAGAAATATTAGATTTAACAATGAAAGAATATTATGAAAAAGAAGAAAAATACATATGTAAACATTGTAATACTATTTTGATTGGTGAGAATTGTGGTTCTAAGAAAGTTAATATTTATTATTTAGATGATAATAAATATGATAATATATTTTTTAAATTTAACCCTAAAATTCTACCATTAATATAAAATATTATTAAAATACGTAACACTCACAAACTCAATAATAATACCACTTTGTTGATAATATGATTAGAAAGTCAATTAAATCAATAGTTTATTGACATATTTAAGCGATTTTTAACGAAATTTTTGTGTCAATTTCAAGAGGTAAAATCATTTATGTATATTTTATGGTAGAGGTGAAATGGGTCGTTAATTTGAGTTATATTTTGACGTTTTTAAATAATAAATAACGGAGGTAATTTTATATTGGAATTAATTTATAAAACAGACAATGGTAAACTTATTCAAGGTGATAATATTGAAGTAATGGAGAAAATTAAAGATAATACATATGATAGTTGTATTTCAGATTTTCCATATGATTTAAAATTTATGGGTAAATCTTGGGATAATACAGGAGATTTTTATAAATGGTGTAAAGCAAGAGCAATTGGATTATATAGAATAATCAAGCCAGGAGGTTATGTTTGTATATTCGGACATCCTAAGACAAATCATAGAATGAAATGTGCTTTTGAAGATGCTGGTTTTCAAATAGTAGAAGAAATTGACTGGATTTACGGAACTGGTATGCCAAAAAATCAAGATATAGGTAAATTATTTGATAAGAAAGCAGGAGTAGAAAGAAAAATTACTGGTGTAGCAGGTAAAAGTGCAATTCATGAAGGTGGATACAAAAGCGATGCAACAGGGAATAGTGGTGGTAAATTTGGTGGAAAATATTATAATTCAGAACCATCTACAGAGCAAGCAAAACAATGGGATGGATGGAAAACTTCAGGTTTAAAACCAGCACATGAACCTATTACAGTTTTTCAAAAACCATTAGAAGGTACATATATTAATAATATAAATATACATAATTGTGGTGCAATGAATATTGATGCTTGTAGAATACTTACTTCACAAGATGATAAAGATATTATCAATGCAAAAGCATCTAAAAATCCAACAACTAATTATTCAGATAGTGAAAATAAAATATATGGTGCATATGCAGAAGATAAATCAATGCCAGCAAATGAGATAGGAAGATTCCCTGCTAATATTATTCTTGATTCTTCTATGGGAGAAATATTAGATAGTCAAAGTGGTATTAGTAAATCTACAGGAGGTAAAGGAGAAAAAAGTAAAGGTGCTTTAGGAGATAGTGTATATGGTAAATATAAAAATGAAGAATTAGCAACTAATGCAGGTGGTTTAGGTGATGTTGGTGGTGCAAGTAGGTATTTTTTAAAAATTGAACAAGAAGATTTTACACCATTTTATTATTGTCCTAAAGCAAATAAAAAAGAAAAAGGTGAAAGCAATACTCATGTTACAGTTAAACCTAAAGCATTAATTAAATGGTTAATAAAATTAGTTACTCCTATTGATGGTAAAACAATTGATTGTTGTGCAGGAAGTGGGACACACGGATTAAGCTGTGAAGAATTAAATAGGGATGAAGGATATAATTTAAAATGGATTAATATTGAATTGTTAAATACAGATAAAGAACCTTATTGTGAAATTGCAAAGAATAGAATTAAAAGTGTAATATAAATAATATAAAAGGAGAAAACACATGAAATTTTATTATGAAAATTACTCAGGTGACAATGGTTATTTTGAAGAAGAAAACTTAATCCTAGCAATCTTTTCGTCATGGAACATCGAAGCGAATCTATACATATTAGATGAGGATACTAATCAAGAAAAATTAATATTTGCTCCATATGAAGAAAATGAATTTAATTCTGATTTATTAGAAGAATATGGTTATAAAATGATAGACGGAGATGAGTATAGAGAAATTGTTGATGCTAAGACAGGTGATGTTGTTGGGTATGATTGGAATGATGTTTTGGATTTGTTTTAGATAATGACATATAAATATTATAAATAAATTACATATATTAGTTAGTTGATAGAATATTAATATAAAAAAATATAATAAAATAAAAAAGAAAGAAGGAAAATACATATGATAAACAATCAACATAAAAACAAAATTAATCTAGGAACATTAAAAATAAATAATATTATTTCATATTCAGGGAAACTTATTTACAATGATTCAGGAGAATATATTCTCCTCTCCCCTACTCAAACAATAAACATTACAACAATTTTAAAGAAAACGTATTGTTGGCATCATAATGATATAAATATTAGAGTATTAAAAGGTTGTAAAATATTCTATCAGGAAGAAGGACATTTGCTTAAAAAGTTAGATTCTAAATATGGTATTAGTAGTTATCATATTAATGGATTAGATTTAGAAAATGTATTATTTAATTTGGTAGATGATTATATTGATATTGAAATTGGTAGTATTGCAATGGATGAGAATGTGGGGTTAGGAGCAGAGTTAAGGCAAGGAGATATGATTATTGATGGGACAAAATAAAAATAATTTAGTTAATTTATATAATATTAATATAAATGTTGTAACAGGATATTGTTCAGAGTGTTTGAAGGATTTTGATAATATTGATAAAAGTGATAAAAAATACATAGTTAAAGATATTAATGGGAATGAGTTTTGTTGTCGTGAATGCATGAATGATTACTTGAGATGTGGTATGAAAGAGATAGAGAGTATTGTTTGGGATAGATGGTAGATTGGAAATTGAATATATACATAAAAATAATATGATAATTATAATATAAAAAGGAGAAATGATATTATGAGTGTAGATTATTTAGTATGTGACCATTGTGGAGAAACTTTTTGTGATTGTGGTACTTATTATATTTGCAGTTGTGGTAGACAATTTGATGAATGTGGTGATGATTTTTTAGAAAAGTATGGAAAAGATTATGAAGGTGGTTATAGTTTAGCAGGTTGTGATTATTGTCTTGGAGATTTAGTAGATGATGAAACATTAATTGAATATTTACTTGATAAAGTTAAAATGACAAGAGAAGAAATTGTTAAAGAAATTAACTATTTGTGTAGAGTTTGATAAATTTAAAATAAATATAATAAAAAGGAGAAATAATTATGTCATACAATGAAACAAAACTAGTAATTAGATTAGAAATTAAACAATTGAAAGACAAATTAGATCATGAAGCATATTTATATTTTAGAGAAATATTTAAAAGAGAACCAGATGATATAGATTATATAAATTTTTTAGATAATTGCGATGAAAATAATATTGTTAATTATTTCTATTATGATAGTAGTGAATTTGAAATTGTTCAAGACCATGATAATAATAGATGGGGTATAGATTACAATTTACATTGTGGTGAGGAATATGAGACAGCAATTATAAATATGGAATTAATTGATAAATTAGTTGATAATATTTGTAATTTATTTGGTGTTAAGAGATATGAATGTAAATTAGTTAGTTATACTTGGTATAATGGTGCGGATGAACCTATTTTATTTAGTGATGATAGTGAGGATGAAGAGGATAAATTTGAAGATGATGAAGAATTAGATAGTTTCTGTAGATATGATGGAGATGTAAGTGAATTAGATTGTTCTGATAGAAAATGTGAAAAGTGTGAGTGGTATAAGGGTAGTGAAGGTGAATTAAATGATTGTTAAATAATTAATTAGACGATTGGTAAGATTGTGATTAGTATAAGAGTGAATATCTCTTATACTAATATAAATTTTTATAAAATGATAATATAAATATAAAGGAGGATAAATTATTTGGTAAAAGATATATTATTTAAAAAAGTTTTTTGGATAAATTGCCTAAATATAAACATAAAGATAATTGTATTGATTGGGGAAATACTATAGGTTGTAAAGTTGAATTTATTTATGGAGAAATAAATGATGAAGTTACAATTATTCAATATAATAAATATACTAGAAAATTAAAAATTAAATATAATAATGATGAATTTTTAATAAATACTGGTAATTTTATATACTGTAAAATTGGAGAATTATTAGGAATACATACTATAAAATATAAATTTAATATAGGAGATATAGTAGAAGGTATTAAGATTATAAATCAAATATCAATTACTAAGAATAAAAGCAAACAAAAAGGATATGATTATCAATGTTTGGTATGTGGTAATATAGATAGTATTAATGAGTATAATTTAAAAAGAGGAACTGGATGTAGTGTTTGTTCTGGTAAAAAAGTATTAAGAGGTTATAATGATTTATGGACTACTCATCCACATATAGCAGAAATGTTAAAAAATAAAGAAAAAGGATTTTTTTTAAATAGTGGTAGTAATAAAACTGAAATATTTATTTGTCCTAATTGTAGTTACGAAAAAAGTATACATATATATAGTATAGTTAAACAAGGTTTTGGTTGCAACGTATGTTCTGATGGTATTAGTTATCCTGAAAAATTTATTATATCTTTACTTAAACAATTAAATATAAACTCTATATTACAATTAAGTAAGAATAATTTTGATTGGTGTAATGATTATAAATATGATTTTTATATAAATGATAAAAATTATATAATAGAAACTCATGGTGGACAACATTATGAAGAAAATACAGGTATATGGAATTCTTTATCTGATATACAAAATAATGATGAACAAAAGGAAATATTAGCAAAATTAAATGGAATAAATAATTATACAGTATTAGATTGTAGAAAATCAGAAATGGAATGGATTATAAATAGTATCATGCAATCTGATTTACCAAATTTATTGAATTTTAAAAAAGAAGATATTAATTGGTTAAAATGCCATGAATATGCCTGTAGTAGTTTAGTTAAAGTAGCATGTGATTATTGGAATAATGGGATTAAAAGTACAAAAGAGATAGCAGAATTAATAGGATTACATTATTCTTCAATAATAAAGTATTTAAAGCAAGGAAATACTCTTGGATGGTGTAATTATAATGCAAAACAAATAATGAAAATGAATGGTTATAATAGTAGTCAAAAACGAAAAATAAAAGTTATATGTTTAAATACTATGGAAATATTTAATTCATTAATAGATGCAGAAAAATATTACAATATAAAAAATATATGGAATTGTATTAATGGCAATAAACAATCAGCAGGTAAACATCCAGAAACAGGTGAGAAATTAGTATGGATGTATTATGATGAATACATAGAACAACAACAAAATAATTATTATGAGGTGATAGTTTGAAAATTGATAATACATATATAATGAATTTAGAAGGAGCATACATATATAAAGATATTCAAGAAGGTAAAAAAACTACCTCTAAAAAAAGAGATAGAAACAAATTATTTTCTGCCACTTCTCCTTATAGTTTAGAAACAATAAGAATCAATAAAATGTTTCCAAATAGATTTTATATTTTAAATGATAAACAGTATACTAAAAAAATAATAAATGTAACTTTTGATAAAAATTATACTGTTTGGGACGAAGAACAAAATTGGATAGACAAAAATGGTGAAGAACATAAAGGTAAAAGAATACTTATAGCAAATAAAAATAAAATTAGAAGTTATTTATACAATAATGGCTTTGAAATGGATGGTATTAAATATATTTTTTATAAAAGAGGTTCTGGAAAAGCAAAAAATGGTTTTGCATTATTTATACAAGAAAACATGAAAAATAAATTATTAAATAAAAGTAGATTAGGAATAAAATTTAAAGATAATGAATTATTAGATTTAACTTCTTTACTTGCTTATGAAAGTTTAATATCAAGTCATATAGATTTTATAATAGAATTAAATCCTAAAACAGAAATTTTATTGATTGATGATATTTATGGTAAAGAATTTAAAGTTATAGCAAGTGTAACAAGAGAAGTTAATGGCAAGATAAATACAGATAATGAAGAATTGATATTAAGAAATTGTTTAACGGATGGGCAAGGATTACTTGATGAATCTATTTTTGAAAAATATAATAAAAGTGATAATGGATTTATGCTCCTAAGAAATGATATGTTTAAATGCTGTGCTTTTAATACAAAACTTCAATCATGGTTTAATAAAAATAAAATAACAAAACTTACTGATATGTTTGGCAATACCTATGATGCTGACAAAATAAAATTAATAACTACTCCTAATTCATTAAAATTCTTAAAATTCGCTTATAAAATAAAAACAGGTAAATTAAAAGATTGTTATAAACATTGGATAAATAATGTTGATTCTACTTTTGGTGTAGTAAAATGCGATAAAGATACAAATTTTGGAACATATAATAGGACAACTTATCAATTATTAAATAGTATTCCAAATTTAACTTATGAAGATTTAATAGAATTAACTAAATCAGAAAGAGAATATGTTAATTCATTAAAAAATGATAATGTTGTTTTCCGTAATTATTTATTAAGAGATTACAAATTAAATTATCTTTTTAATGAAAGTATTGATGAAGGAGATATTTCTTCATATGATACTATTGATTTAATAAATGGTTTATTATTGATTAATCCAGACATAATGAAAACAAAAAAATTTAAAGATATTAAAAGTGAATTAATTTCTAATTATATAAATAATTTAAGGATGGGTAAAATAAGATTAGAAAATACAAAATATGTTACATTATTTGCCAATCCTTATGAAATGTTATTAGCTTCAATAGGTAATTATAATAATACTTCTATTATGCAAGAAAGAGAAATATATTGTCCTTATTATAAGGATGGTCAAGAATTTTGTGCTTCAAGAAATCCTCATGTGAATGCTGGAAATGTAATGTATACTGTAAATAAAAAACACGAAGAGTATAATTGGTTTAATTTAACTGATAATATTTGTGCAATTAATTTTTTTGATAATGATGCACCAGATAGGTTACAGGGCTGTGATGTAGATAGTGACACTATTTTACTATTATGCCATAATTTGTTAATTGATAAAGCAAAATATTGTGAGGATAATTTTAAAACTCCTATAAATATGGTTAAAGGTGTAGCAAAACCAAGAAAATATAATATGAATGAAATAAATAAATTAGATATTGTATTGAGCAATAATTATATAGGTAAGATAATAAATTTATCACAAGTAATAAATTCTTATATGAATGATGCTATATTTAATAATAAATCCCAAGATATAATAGATGAATTATATAATTTAAGTAGTAGACTATCTTCTTTATCTCAAATAGAAATAGATAAAAGTAAAAAATTATTTGATAATGTTAATATGCATAATGAACTTAAAATAATTAAAAATAATGCAAATATTATATATGTTGAGGGTGAGGACAGATTTGGTAAACAAGTTAATAAAATGACAGTCCCAAAATTTTTTTCTATGATATTCAAATCTGGTGAATATAGAATGTTTGAAAAATTTAATACTCCTATGGATATTTTACAAGATGTTTTAGTTTTTGATGGTGGCAATAGATGTAAAAATATAGATTTTAAAGATTTGCTTATTACTCCTTGTGAATTAGATAATGTAAATTATAAACAAATAAATATTATATATAAAATTATTAGTCAATGTGGTAAAAAAATTAATGGATTAAAAATTGATACTTGTAAATTAAATGACAATGCAAAAAGTTATATAAGAAGAAAAGAAAAAGAAAAAGCAGTTAAAGAATTAATGAATTATAAAATAAAAACTTCTACTATTTTACATATTCTTAGAAAATGTTTTAAAATAATTAATGATGATATAGGATTTTCTAAATATTCCGTTATATGTTTAAATTTATTATTTTCATCTAATAAATTAGAAGTATTAAAATGTTTTAGAAATAAAGATATTTCAAATGAAGATATACTAGTAGAAGTATTTGAGGATGATAATTGGGATTATAATATATTCGGAAAATTTTATATGAAAACACAATATAAATTATTAAAAGGTCTAAATTTTTTAGATTAAGTTTATATTTTGTGTATTAGAAAGTATTGATATTATTGAATTTGTAGTATGTTGATAATACTTTATTAAAACGTACTATATGATATAGTATTATAATAATTTTAAAGGAGAGTCTATACCTTATTAATATTTTAATATTAAATATTAATAAAAGTTGGAACGATTCAATGCGGAAGAGAGTTTGGTTTACACCTTACTCTCTTTTTTAATTTTGACAAATAAATTTGCTCATAATGAGTGAATGCTAATTAAATATAAATTTTAATAAAAGGAGAATCTAATTTAACTTGAAATCAATATCTCAACAAGAAAAAGAATGGTTAATTTCTAAAAATATTTTAAAAATGGAGGGTGGAAAATATCCTGATTTAACTACCATATGCGGTAAAAAAAAATCAAGAAGAAAAAAACCTATGGTTCCCGATTTTATGAAAGATATAATTGATAGAGAGATGTATGGTATTAAGGAATAAAATTAAATAAGGTAAATAAATAGTAATATTAGTGTAATAAAAATTTCCGTAAAGGATTGATAAATATGATTAGTGAATCATATGGGTATGATTTTTAATATTTTATAGATTATATTAAATTATAAATATATTTGGAGGTATGGCATGTCGTGAGACACCCCTCTACCTCCTTATTTTTATGTAAATATATAAAATAAGGAGGAATGGAATGTTATTAACGAAAATAGTAGAAATTGAATTATGTAGTGCTAATATTGAGCATTATAAATATTTAAATTATTATATACCTACTTATAAAATAGGTAGAAAAGAAAGAGTTAAAAGAGGTACAAAAATATTAGTTAAAGTGAACGATTTACCTGAAGGTAGTCACACAGAAGTAGAATTATTATGTGATTATTGTAAACAAACTATTATAAAAAGAGCATATAAGGATTATTTATATTTAAAATCAAAACAAATAGAAAAAGATTGTTGTGAAAAATGTAAAAATATAAAAGCACAAGAAGTTTTTATTGAAAAATATGGAACTGCAAATATTATGAAAATAGAAGGTGTAAAAGATAAAATAATTCAATATAATATTATAAATTATGGTGTTAAATGGTGTATGCAGAGAGATGATGTTAAAAAGAAAATGTCTGAAACATATATTTTAAGACATAGAGATAAATTAAGTAAAAGTTTTTCAGGAGAAAATAATCCTAATTGGAAAGGTGGAATTACACCCGAAAATGAAAGAATTAGACATTCTATAGAGATGTCTGATTGGAGAAAACAAGTTTTTGAACGTGATAATTATGCTTGTCAATGTTGTGGTGATAATAAAGGTGGAAATTTAAGAGCACATCATATATTAAATTTTTTTGAGTATCCTGAATTACGTTTTGACATAAATAATGGAATTACTTTATGTAGTAATTGCCATGATTTTCATAAATATGGTTCTTTTCATCATGTTTATGGTACATATAATAACAATTTAGAACAATTAAATGAATACATATTTAATATAAATAATAAATCAATAATGAAGGATTGATTTTATTGAGTAAAAAGAAAAAATCAAAAATTAAAATAAAGTTTATCGGAGCAAACTCCTATCAAGTAACTGGTTCTATGATTTTAATAGAAACTGAATATAATAACATACTCTTAGAATGTGGATTAATACAAAGTTCAAATTCAATCAAAGATTATAAAGATAATGCAAAGCACTTCCCTTTTAAACCAAAAACTATTGATTATTTATTTGTTAATCATGTTCATACAGATCACATGGCACTAACACCTAAATTAGTGAGAGATGGTTTTAAAGGCAAAATAATAACTACAGAAATAACTTCTAAGTTAGCAAAACCAATGCTAAAAGATTCTGCTAATATTATTAGAAAAGATGCTGAGTATATATCTAAAAAACGGGGTGTGAAATTTGAATCTTTTTACAATGAAGATGATGTTTATAATGCTTTAAATTTAATAGAAACTTATGATTATGGAATTATTTATAAACTCGATGAAAATACAAGTTTTAAATTTTTACGTAATTCACATATAATTGGTGCGTGTCAGTTGGAATTATTCTTAAAAACAAGTACAGGACACATTGAGAAGATATTATATACTTCTGATTTAAAAGGCAATCAAAATAAAAATTATTATGTTGAAGATACTGAATATTGCAGTAAAGCAAATATAGTAATTAGTGAATGTACATATGGTGCAGATGAAAAGAATATTAAAGTAAATAGAATAAAAGATTTAGAGAAAATAAATACGGTTGTTAATCAAGTATGTTTAATGGATAAAGGTAAAATATTAATTCCTGTATTTTCTTTATCTAGATCACAACAATTATTAACTGATTTATATATGTTATTTGGTGAAGATAAAGATTTTAAAATTCCTATAATAGTTGATTCACCTTTGATTTGGGAAATAACAAAAGTATATAAGGATACTTTACAAGGTGAACATAAAGAATTATTTGATAAAGTTTGTAATTGGGAAAATGTTAGATTTATCAAAGATTATAATGAAAGTAAAATAAGTGTTAGTGATAAATTACCCAAGATCGTATTAAGTAGTAGTGGATTTTTATTAAAGGGACGAAGTGTTAACTATTTAAAGGAATATATATCTGATATTAAATGTCATATTATTACAGTTGGTTATTCACCTGAAGGTAGTATCGCTTCTAAAATTAAGAACGGACAAAAATTTATTACTATTGAAGGTAAAAGTTATAAAAATAAATGTGGGATTACTATTTTAAATAGTTTTTCTTCTCATATTGGACAAATCGAATTGTTGAATTATTTAAAGGGAATTAATTGTGACAAAATATATTTAGTACATTCGGAAGAGAAAAGTAAATTGCGAATGAAAGAATTATTAGAAGAAGGAATAAGTAATATGTGCAAAAGTACAAGGGTGATTGCAACGAATAAAAATTGTGTTTGTAGTTTATAAAATGGTCGATTATGGGTAATAGGATTAATCTCCTCTACCCTATTTTAAATTTATTCTTCGGAGGATAAATGGAAAGATATAAACAAAAATCAGATGAAGACACAATTCCCTATCTTATACGTTTGGCAGAAATAAAAATAGAAGAAAAACCAGATGATTTAGATTGGAGTGATATAGCAGAATATTGTGGTTTTAATTGTCATTATGATTCTCTTAGAAAAGCGATACAACCTAAAGGTTATGGTGCGTATGAGATTTATAAGTATTTAAAGGATAAGTTAGTTAATGAGAATATTAGTGATGATAAAGTATTGAATGAATTAGAAACTAAGAAAATTGAATTACAGAAAGAAAAAGTTAAAATACAAACATTAAGGATTGAATTAAATAAATTAATAAGACAAGATGCCAGATTTGAATTATTTCTTGATGAAATTAAAAATAGTATAAATACTGTTAAAGTACCAAAATTTCAAGAATTCATACTAGATAATGGTGAAAAAGTTGGTTTATTAGGAATATCTGATATTCATTTCTCAAAGAAATTTGATTCAGTAAATAATTCTTATTCAAGGGAAATTTGCTATGATAGAATGAATTTATTATTATCAGAAGTAATTGATTGGATTTCTGATAGAAATATTAAATATTTGCATATAGTTAATGGTGGAGATAATATTGAGGGTTTATTGAGACTAAATTCTATTAAGGCTCTTGAAATAGGAGTTATTGATAGTGTAATTGAATTTAGTAAAATGATGTCTGAATGGTTAAATCAATTATCAATTTACATTCCTCTCACCTATCATCATGTAATAAGTTTTAATCATAGTGAAGTAAGATTTCTTGATTCTAAGGCAGGACAATTTCCTGATGAAGATTTAGAAAAAGTAATTATACATATGATTGCTGGAAGTCTTAAAAATAATAATAGAATTAATATTCCTATTTATACTACAGATTATGCTTATTTTAATATTAATAATAAAAATATTTTTGTTTGTCATGGTCATCAATTTAAAGGTAAGAAAATTGCCGATATAGTAAAAGAACTTCAAATATTACATAGAATTAATATTGATTTGCTCATACTTGGGCATTTTCATCATGAAAATATACTTACTGTTGGAGAAAATAAAAATGGTAATATAAAAGTTATTTTATTACCCTCAGTTATGGGTAGTGATGTTTTCTCTGATACATTATTAACTGGAAGCAAATCTGGTGCTACTTTGATTGAAATTAGTAATAAGAAAGGATTAACTACTACAGAAGTTATTTTAAATTAAAATTTAATGCCGAAAGGTAATAAAAACATGGAAATTATGATTCCTACTAATAAAATAGTAGAAGAAATTAAACTCAATGCTTATATAAATGAACGGACAATATATCTTAATGACGATACTATCAATGAAGATACGGAATTTATAGTTAATAGAATGTTTGATAAAATAGTAGAAAAAGATCAAAAAAGTGGCATAAATCCTAAAGATGCAGAACCTATAATATTAAAAATTTCAAGTTATGGCGGTTCAGTTTATGCAACTTTAAGTATTGTTTCTACTATTGAAACACTTAAAGATATGGGATATAGAATTATTGGTAAAGCATATGGAATAATTTTTTCTGGTGCTTTTAAAATTTTTATTTCTTGTTCAGAACGTATTTGTCAAAGACATACAAGATTTTTGTATCATCAGGTGCAATCTTATGAATTAGGGAATACATCAGTAGAACAATCTAAGAGAAAATTAAAAGATTTAGAGGAATTATGGCGTAGATGTCAAGATATAATATTAAAATATACCGATATTACTCAAAATAAATTAGATGAAATTACTAAACTTGACTTAGATGTTTCTCTTTGGCCTGAAGAAGCAATGATTTTTGGATGCGTTGATAAAATTCTATAAATAGGAGAAAAAATATAATATGACAAATAATAATAAATCAAATACAACTTTACAAGAACAAGAATTAACTTTATCCACTCCCCTATCTTCTAATACTTCCGAAGTAATTTTATTCTTCGAACCATTAGAAATATCTAGTGACAACTTAGTAGAAGATGATAATATTCAATTAGATAATAATGAATTTAAGTCAGGATTAAAAGATGCAAGTTATTATGCAGGTTTCTATACTGGGTTAATTAACAGTGGTCTTAGTATGGATGACAGTGTGACATTAATTCTAAATAAGATGAATGTTGATCATAGTTTACAAGTTACTAGTATGAATGCAAATGCTAGTATCGAATGCTCTAAAAACACTTTAATCTTAAAAGAAAAGGATATGTTGTAATCAATATATAATACTAATATAACATATCAATCAAAATAAATTTACATATTAAAAGGAGAAATTTAAATTATGCAATTAACAACCAAACATTATTATGACGATGAAACTTTTGAACACGTAGCATCAAAGTTCTATATTGACGGTGAAGAAGTGGATTTTGAAACTTATCAAGATTTTGTTAGTGGTTTGAGTGAATATAATAAAGATAAGATTGATGAATTAGATGAAAATCCTTATGAATATGATGATGATAATGCTGATTGTCAATGTCAATGTGAAACATGTAATGATTATGATAATTGTTGTGAAAGTGGTGAATGTAGTAAGGAAGAATGTTGTGGAGAGTGTGAAGACGAAGTAGTAGAAGAATTTGACTATGATGAATTATTAGAAGTATATACACAGAGAATTCAAGAAAGTCGCGGTAATAGGAGATTAGTTAAGGGAATCTTAGATGAATTTGCAGATATTTTTATTGAAGATTATGATGAAGATGAAATTGAAGATAAATGTGATGATTGTGAAGAAAGTAAGTGTCCTGGTTGTAGTGAATGCATAGACTGTGATGAAGAATGTGAGAATTATATTAGTTCTGAAGAAATTGAAGAATTAAAATTAATTGCTTATTTTACTGAAGAAGTATTAAAAAGAGATAATTGTCCACAGTGTATTTTTAATTTAATTGGTGACATTTATATTAAAGGTAAGGAAATTGGATGGGAGAATCATAAGAATTATATTCAAATGTGTAATGATGAATAAGTAATATAATATTAATGTAGATAAAGTTCATCCTTGATATTATTTTTTAAGGGTGAATTTTCTTGTGCATTAAATTATGCATAAAAGCAAGAATTTATTAAAATAAAAATGTGAGGTTGATTAGATTGAATGATAATTTATTTTTATTAAATACTAAAATTTTTCAAGAAGTAACAAGAAAATTAACATTTAAAGCATTGCTAAAATATATACAAGAAAATCATGTAATTGATATTAATATAATTATAACTTTATTAAATAATTGTATAGATGGTTCTCTTGAAGATATAAATAAATATAAAAAAGAATTAGATGAATTATTAAAATAAAAATATTATATAAGTTTATTTTAAGAAGTTAGGTATTTAGGGGAAGTAGCTATCCCCCTCTCTACGCAACCTAACTTCTTTTTTATTTTTAATTTAAAGGAAATGTGTAGAGAACAAAAAATAAAATTGCGTAGAAAGGTATTGGTGATAGATAATGTTAGTTAGTAAAACAGTTGAAATAAAATTAAATGGTAAAAAGATAAAACATTATGAAAGTTTAGGTTATCCATTACCTAAGAGAAAAACAAAAGATGGTATGCGTGTTCCTAAAAACACATTATTAGAAGTAAGAATAGAAGATGTTCCATTAAATAGTCATATAGATGTTATTGTACAATGTGATTATTGTGGTAAAAAATATCCAACTAGGTATGACGGATATAATGCAAGAAAACAAAATGATATTTCTTTTGATTGTTGTGATGAATGTAAGTCAATAAAAAATAAAGAATTAAATTTAATTAGATATGGAGTAGAAAATCAATTTCAAAGAGAAGATATTAAAATAAAAAATAAATTAATTTTATTAGATAAATATGGTGAAGATCATCCAATGAAAGTTCAATCAATTAAAGAAAAAGCAATGAAAACTATGTCTGATAATAATGGTATTGAATGTTCTAAACAACAAATATATTTACATAATTTATTAGGTGGTGAATTAAATTATGTTGATGATTATACTAAGGGGTACGCAATAGATATAGCATTTATAAATAATAAAATAGCTTTAGAATATTCAGGTGGAGGACATGATTTACAAGTTAAATTAGGCAATATTAATGAAAAAGAATTTAATAAAAAAGAAATTATTAGATATCAAATATTAAAAAGAAATGGTTGGAAACAAATATTTATTAAATCACCTTATGATTATTTACCTTCTGATAAAATTATATTAGAAGAATTTAATAATGCTTTAGAATGGCTTAAATCTAATGACAAAGGTCATTCACATTATAATATTAATATAGGTAATAAAATTAATGATGACAAATATGGTAAATTAAGAAAAATTACTGATAAAGATTTAAAAGTAAGTTAAATATAAGGAGTGTGGCGTTTATTCCTAGAGTAAAAAAAACTGTGGCAAGTACGCCACAACCTAAAAAAGAAAAAGTTATTTTTAAATGTGTTTGTTGTGGACAAGAAAAAAATCAAGATAAAGATTTTTATAAATCTAATTCAATAATTTTAAAAGCAAATAATCAACGGATGGTTGTATGCCGTCAATGTTGTATAGATTTGTACGAATATTTGGTTAAAAAATATGATGATTGTAAAATTGCACTATATTTTTTATGTAGATTACTTGATGTATATTTTGAATCAAGTTTATATTATAGTGCAGAACAACAAGCAAATAATAGTAATAGTAACATTGCACAGATATATTTTCAAAAAGTAAATTCATTGCCACAATATGGATCTCGAACATTTTCAGAATCAACTCCATTAGAATCAGATAAGAATACAAATATATTTGAGACTGAAATAAAATTAGATACAAATGAAGAAGACCAACGTAATAAAGAAGATGTAATTCGTATGGTTGGTTATGATCCATTTGAAAATGATAATCCAATGGATAAAAAATATTTATATAATACATTAGTTGATTTTCTTGACGAATCAACACTTGAAGATTCTTTTAAATTGCCTATAGTAATTGAAATAGTTAAAAGTTTTAATCAAATAGATAAACTTAATCAAGCATTAACATTAATGACTAATGATATAAGTAATGTTCAAAGTCAAGTTGGTGGAGTTAAGTCTTTATTTGAAACTAAAGATAAAATATATCGTGCTATTCTTGCTATGGCTAAAGATAATGGAATCTCAGTTAATCATGCAACTAATAAATCTAAAGGTGCAGGTACTTTATCTGGAATTATTAAACAACTTCAAGAAAAAGGTTTTATGGAAGTGGAAGTAAATCTTTTTGATATAGAAACTTGCGAAGGAATGAAACAGGTAGCAGATATTAGTAATAATAGTATTCTAAAACAATTACAATTTGATGAAAATGATTATACTTTTATGATTAATGAACAACGTAGTTTACTTCAAAATTTACAAAAGAAAAATATAGAATTAGAAGAAGAAAATAGATTATTAAAAATAAAAATTAGAGAAGGTGGCATAGTTAGTGAATAAAAAAACTATGTCACAAAGAAAAATAGACGGATATTTGAAACTTGCTGAAATAGTTAATTGGGGTAGAAAATTTCCCGTGCGTTTTGCGGAAAGATTTTTTGGATTAGATCTTCTTGATTTTCAAAAGTTTGTATTTTTAAAAAGTTGGTATACTCCTAATTGTGTTTGGTGTATGGGACGATCATCAGGGAAAACCACTCTTGGCTCTCCTTTTTTAATGGCAAAAAGTTTACTTATACCAAATTTTCAGGCTTATATTTTAGCTGGTTCAGGAAGCCAAAGTCAAGAAATGTTTTCAAAAATTGAAAAAATAGCAAAAAAAGAAATAGCATCTTTTACTGGTTTAACAGATGTTTTTCTAAATGAAACTGTAAAAAGTGCTTCTAATAAAGATGGTTTTACGCACAATCCAAGTTCTTTTGAATATAACCTTTATAACGGTAGTGCAGTAAATTCATTAAATGGGGCAATTAATAACATTCGTTCTAAACGCTCAAATTGCAATTTTTATGACGAAAGTGGTTTTGCTCCAGATGAATTATTTACTGCATCATTGCCATTTATTACTCAAAATAGTAGTTTTAGACTTGGTGGAGATATTGATGTATCAACATTTCCAAGACAATTTCCAAACCAAGCAATATTTGCATCTTCAGCATCAAGTACAGATACATTCTTTTTTAGAATATATAGAGAATATGCACAAAAAATGATGATTGGTGATTCTAATTATTTTGTAGCAGATATAAATTCTGACGTAGTAATAAATGCAACTTTTAATGGAAAATTATATCCAGTTCCATTACTTAGTCAACAAACAATAGATAATGCTATGCGTGAGAATTACGACAAGGGAATGAGGGAATACAAAAATATTTTTACTACGGAAGGCTCTGATAAGCAAATTATTAAAAGATCTGTACTTATTAGAAATTCTCAATTAAGAAAACCTATATTTGCTAATGATAGTAATAGAAAGTTTGCATTAGCATATGATCCTAGTAGATCTTATGACAATGCTATTACAATGGTTGGAGAGATTATATTCGATGATAATATTGGTTATAAAATGGAAATATGCAATGGTGTAAGTTTTGTTGATATTGCTAAGAAAAAGAAAACACCAATGAGAACACCAGAACAAGTAAATCATTTAAAACAAATGATTTTAGATTATAATGGTAAACAATCTGCTGATTATGAAAATATAGAAACTATCTGTATTGATGCAGGGAGTGGTGGTGGTGGTGTTAATATTGCAGATTATCTTATGGAAGATTGGAAAGATAATACTGGAATTAAACATAAAGGTTTAATTGATAAAATTGAATCATCAGATTATATTTCAAAATTTCCAAATGCGGTTGATAAAATTAAATTGCTTTCACCACAAAAATATAAAAAAATATTATTTGATGCACTTATTGAAATGTTAAATCTTGATTTAATAAGTTTTACTGAAGATTATGATATGAAAGGATTTTTAACTTTTGCCGATAGTGAAAAATCATATAAATTATCTTTTGATGAAGAATTAGCTTTAAAAAATATTGATTTAGCTAAAGAAGAGTTAGTTAACATGTATAGATATGATGGAACAAATGGTAATTATAGATATGATTTAAGGGATGATAGAGTAGGTAGATTATATGATGATAGAGCTTATTGTATAGCTATGCTTGCATGGTATTTATCAGAATTAAGAAGAAAACATATTACAGGGAAAAAGAAAAACACTAACATATCCCCCTCATCATATTTTGCAATAGCAAATAAATCATCTCGTGCAAGACGATAAACTAATAATATAATATTATACATTCAAAAATAAATATAATCAAAATAAACAGAAAGGAGGTTTTAAATGGACAATCAACAAAACCTCTCCCCCACCCTATTCTCATTAAAAAAATCATGGGAATCAGCAAAAAACTTTTCTCTATCAAGAATAGGTGGATTATTTACAAATAAACGTAGAAATTTAAAAAATGTAACAATTGATAAAATAAAATTATGGTTAGGCAATCCACAAAAATATCAAAATGAGATACTTGATTTATCAGATAATTTATATGCACCTGAAGGAATGTATAAAGTATTAGTTAATTTAACTACAAATATGG